GGTTTTTAATGTGGCTCCATTGATAATACTACCATCTGGTAATGTTAATACACCATTTGCACCAAGGCTCGCGGTGTAAGCACCGTTGACTAATCTATCACCGGCCGACCCGGCACCAGGTTGAAAGTAAGTTAACTGTGCCCATGTACTAGTACCGTTGCCTAACTTAAACTGTCCGTTGGTTAAGTTAACACCGATTTCACCCTGTGCTAGAACAACAGTACTATTTGTTGTCCAGTTAGCGTCGGTGTCTCTTCTTAATTTAATTTGCGTTGTCATTTAACTATTCCTTATTCGTATGTACTTGAAGCAGTGCCGCCGTCTAACGAGACTACATATATTTGTTGCCATGGATTTTGCGGACTTCCTAATGTTCTAGGAGCAACACTGTCCGGAACAATGTTTTGTGATATAGCAGAAAAGTCACCTTCGCTTGTAGTTGCATATAGTTCAACTATCATTTCTTCTACTTTACGTAGACTAACATCAATAGCTTCTTTGCTTTCAGTAGCTGATCCTAGTTTTAACGGAGTATATGCCATTTTCTGTCCTTATTCTATATTTAACTAAAACTGTTAGCGAGACCGCCGTCAATTAACGCATTACTACCTTGATTAACGGCTGCGCCACCGTCAATGACTAAACTAGTTCCACCGCCACCTAATAGGCTATCAACGTCAGTTAACTGATTAACATCTGTTGGTATAGTTGGTTTGTTTGTTAGTGCTAGATAACTGCCACTGAATAGAGTAGGCTTGTTGGTTAGATCATTGTAGTTGCCGCTAAACAAGTTTGGTAAGTTTGTCAGTGCTAGATAACTGCCACTGAATAGAGTAGGCTTGTTGGTTAAGTCGGCCCAGGATCCTGAAAATGTTGTATAGCCAACATTATTTTGTAGCTGACTAATCTGTGTAGGTATTGTAGGTTTAAATGATAAATCTCTATAGTCGTTTGATGTTGCTACTGCTGATAGCACAGGTTTATTAAGTATAGCACTAGAACCCGTAGTTGCTGACCAGTCAGATTGAGCGGCAGCTCCGCTAGGAGTTGCAACTACTGCTCCGTCAACTGTTACAGCACCTTGAACATTGACTGACAATAGTCGATCACCGATATGTACACCCTCGGGGCTTAGCCATATGGCGTGCCAAGTACGATCAACACCACCTAAATCGTGTGTGCCGCTAACACTGGGTCTAACGTTGGAGTCGATGTTAAGAAGATCAAGCCCTACATATAGTTCGCTGAAGTTTCCGTTGATTTTGCCAAAAGCAACACGTACGGTATCGCCGTCTCTGCCGTTGGGTGTTCCTAGATTAATCAGTTGTTTTGCCATGTTTCGTATAGCCTCTTGCTCGTTACTAGTATTTACCGTATCGCTAAATATATTACTATGCCCAAGTTAAGTCTTTATCGCCCACATAAATCTAACGATTTCAAGTTTTTTGACCGCACTATCTATGAAATGTTTCAAGTAGGCGGTGTAGAAGTCCATGTACACAAGTATATAGGGCCCGTAGATCCTACGGATTCTTCAAAAGCTCTCGGCGAAACAACTATTCAAGATGTGTTATTTTTAGAAAATCGCGATCGCAAGTATGATTTAGACATCTACACACTTCGCGGACATTATCAAACACAAGATATTGACTTTAATCTAAGTCAGTTTGGCTTGTTTTTATCTAACGATACTGTGTTTGTCACAGTACATATTAACAACTCAGTAGATTTATTAGGTCGAAAGATCATGCCAGGTGACGTTTTTGAACTGCCTAACCTGCGTGAAGAATATATTCCCGACATCAACAATCCACAAAACTTTGCTGCCGCTATTAAAAAGTATTATGTAGTAGAAGAAATTAACCGTGCGGCAGAAGGATTTAGTGCCACATGGTATCCGCACTTATATAGAGTAAAACTAAAACCCATAATCGCCGGTCAAGAGTATGCTGACATCCTTAATCAGCCGGCTAACACTGACACTTATGCAGGTGCATTTGATCCTGATAAAACTTATTATCCAGGACAAACTGTCATGTATAACGGACAGTTGTACACAGTTATTAATGGTGTTGGCTCCGCAGGCACTGAGTTATCACCGCCTAATCCATCAGCATGGGCGGCCAGCACAGAAAATACCCTAGGTGATCTAATCAGTAACTATAACATATCATTAGAAGTCAATGCGGCTGTGATAGCAGAAGCAGAAACAGATGCTCCCCTAAGTGGTTACGAAACTAGTCAGTACTATACACTAGCAGTAGATCCCCTAACTGGTCGTAGTTTGCTAAACACAGTAGATGCCACTGTTGATAACATTTCTGATATAGACGGATTTGCAGGTGATGTTAATGCGCCGCCTGTTAGGGACGGTTATAAAGGCTACTTATTAGAAGATGGAAAACAGCCCAATGGTACGTTTGCCAGCGATGCACAGTTTGGATTTGGTATACAGTTTCCGGCAGGGCCTGTTAGAGGTGACACATTTCTACGTACAGACTACTTGCCCAATAGACTGTTTTTATGGGACGGTGCTCGTTGGGTCAAACAGGAAGATAATGTCAGAATGACAATGACTAATACTGACACACGTCAGACTCTCAAGACCAGCTTTGTCAACAATACTGCGGTCAGTGGTATTGATAAAGCAGGGTGGGATACGTTGGTAGTTGGAACTCCGTTTGATACCGCAGGTATTACCACAGTATTCACTGTCAACCCAAGCAATGTTGTTATTGTTACCAGCTTGAACTATAACGCCAACTTTAAAGTTGAAGTATGGTTAAATGAATCTAGTCAAGCACTGAATGTAACAGAACAAAATGTCAGTGGTAAGTTTGGATTTACCATACCTGAAATAGCAGTAGCGGGCACAAGAATACGCTACACAGTATTTGCTACATATGTTGAACAACGACAGGCAGTTAGCAAAGCACTAAGAAAGATTAAACCCGAGGCGGATCAATAATGTCACAATGGTTTTATGATGGGCAGATCCGACGTTATGTTGGACAACTAATCCGCATGTTAAGCGGATACAAATACCAAGACGGCACTGGTAAGCAGATTGTTGTGCCTGCAATGTACGGCGACATGAGTCGACAAGTTGCCAGTATTTTAAATGGTAACAGTGAAAATAAAATACCAAGTGCTCCACGTATCGCTGTTTATATCAGCAATGTGCAGTTAGATCGCAGTCGGCTTGCAGATGCCACACACATTAGTAAAGTACATATTCGTGAGCGTGAAAAAGTCTACGATTATACCACACCAACTCCTACATTTTTAGGTTACAGTCAAAATCAAGGTAGCGGTTATACAGTAGAACGCCTAATGCCCACGCCTTACAAGCTGACAGTTAAAGCAGACATATGGTCAACTAATACAGATCAAAAGCTACAGATCATGGAACAGATCATGATGATGTTTAACCCTAGTTTAGAAATACAGACCACAGATAACTTTGTAGATTGGACCAGTTTAAGTGTTGTTGAACTAACAGATATTACATTTACCAGCAGGCAAGTTCCACAGGGCACAGAAAGCGAAATTGATATTGGTACGCTGACACTGGAAACTCCTATTTGGATCAGTGCTCCTAGTAAGGTCAAACGTCTTGGTGTTATTCATGACATTATCATGAATATACACGATAACGAATACACATTTGAAACACAAGAAACTGTGACAATTGGCGGATTTAATATATTTGTTTTCAACGAAAATGGCAACTACTATGCAGAACTGTTGGATCCAAGCAGTGTAATAGAAGCATTACCAGACATTGGCGATACGCTGTGGCAAAAACATGGTAATGACCTTAACTGGCGAGTCTTGCTTGATCAATATACAAACTTTAAAGCAGGAAGTAGTCAGTTATTTCTAACACAGCCTAACGGCAACGAAGTTATAGGCACCGTAGCACTCAATCCCATAGACGAAACTCGTCTAAGTATTACCTTTGATAAAGACACTTACAATACCAACTCAGTTATTGCAGGTCCTGCACGTAACTCAGCAAACTGGGGCACTGTAGATGCCATTGTCAATCCTGAAACTTATAATCCTGGCACACCTGTAGTAGGATGGCGTGTGCTGTTGTTGAATGATATTCCACAGGCCTCACTGGCGTGGAACAGCTTTACAGCACCGGCTAACAGCATTGTAGAGTTTAATGGTACAAGTTGGACTAATCTAGCCTTACCCGCAGGCATTGTCTATACCACAAACATTCGCACTGGCGTACAATACAAGTACGAAGACAGTGAGTGGACTCGTGCATTTGAAGGTGACTATTCAAAAGGATCGTGGCGCCTAGTTATCTAAAATAAGTACATACATGAAAGAACAGATTGTATGTAGTGGTGCCTTATTTTACGCCAAATCAACTCGTAGATTTCTTCTGCTACAGAAAGCAGACGGAAAACATTCGGGTACTTGGGGTCTAGTGGGTGGTACTAATATAGAAGGTGAATCAGCTTGGCAAGGTCTACAACGAGAAGTAGTTGAAGAAATAGGCTCTATGCCCGTAATACTTAAAACCATTCCCTTAGAAACGTTTGTAAGTAACGATACTGTGTTTAACTTTCACACGTATTTGTGTGTTATTGATGCGGAGTTTGTGCCCGTATTAAGCGATGAACACGCAGGGTGGGCATGGGCAACTATTGATCGTGCTCCTAAACCTCTACATCAGGGGCTACGCAATAGTTTTAGTTCAAAGACTATTCGTACTAAACTACAAACTGTATTTGATCTAGTTGAACTAATCTAGTTTCTACCATTTGCCTATTGGGCATGTTATACTTTCAAGTTTTACCTTGAATGGCATATAACATTTACATTCTAAACAGATATTATTTTTAAATTTTTCGCAAGTTGAACAGACTTCTAGTCTACGCTCTGCTTCTACTTTTGACGAAAATGCTGTTGCTATAGTAGTTACGGTTTTTAAGAATTCCATGGCATTGCTGTAACCTGTGCAACTGAAAATTCTTGTGATATCTGTTCGTCTAGATAAATTTCAATGCTGGCCAGTCTATCGCCAATAGATTGTTTAACCCATTCAATTACATTTTCTTCAGTTATTTGATCATATGAAATAAATGTGTCAGGGTCAATGTTAAATGCGTTTAGACTTGCATGGCCTTCTATTTTTGCAGTTTGGCCATTGACTGTTTTACTGATTTCATAGTTGGCTCCAATAACCACATTGTCTATGTTGTCAGGATTTTTTGCTAGTTTTGCCATGCCAGTTATTTTTATTGTTAAACTCATTTTTTATCCTTAAGCTATTTCTATTATGCTAATATAAACTGATTCGTAACAGGGATTAAAAAGATATGTAAATCCACTGTTGTCTATGGCTGAAAATGCGCTGGGTCCGCAACCTCCAGGCCACGGTGGTAAAATTTCAGTTATGTTTGATACTCTGTATCTGTTGCTTGTGCCTCCATAGGCTGTACCGCCAACTCGAAGATTACCAACCCATGAGTATGAGTGAACACCATTACTGCTGGTTAGATACAGCACGTAAGCCATACCACTGTCAAAATGGCTAGTAGTTGATTGAAGGGTATCAAACAGTGTTGACCAAACAAATGCCTGTGTAGAATACATAGCACCACTAGGACTTACAGTATATATAAGTCTAGGCTGATTTCTTCCACGTACTCTGTATTCGTGGCCAGTATTACCTGCTGTTATGTTTCCGTTGACTGATAGTTTTTCAGACGGAGTAGTATATCCCACTCCCAAGTTTGCGGCGGGTGCTATATAAGCATGGCCGCTGTTGTTCAGTGTACTGCCAGCTATAAACAATCTAGTAGATCCAATAAACGCAATAGTAAAACTACCATATGCGCCACCACCTCGACTTAGATTAAACGTTAAATCGTCGTTAGTTCCGGCAGCTGGACCTTGGAAAGTATGAGTATGATTGTTAGCAGATGAGTTAACTGATGTAAACGTAAATGCATTGTCAGTTGCTGAACTTGCTGTGCCTATTCCCAGCACACCTCGAACATCTAACTTATTTGCCGGGGATGAGGAACCAATTCCAACACTGCCATCGCTGGCAATACGTACTCTTTCTGTAACATTGCTACTGGAATTTCTAGTTCCAAAAGTCAATGCCAATGAACCTGCACCAGTATTAACTCCAGAAATAGATCCTAGTCCATTGCCGCCTGTACCTCTTGCAACAAATAGTAAATTTGACGAAATACCTGATGTGGTATCTGTATTTGATATACGTGCAGTCTGTCCGGAAGTAAGAGTATTAGCAGGATTATATGCAACTGCATTTGGAACTTCCACATGTAATGGAGACTCCGGAGTCTCCGTTCCAATACCTACGTTGCCATCTTTGTCAATACGCATACGTTCTTTAGTAGTATTGGCAGCAGAACGATTATAAAATCTAATCTGATTACGATTAGCATCAACGTTTCCACCGTAGGCCACAATATCAACGTTGCCTTCGTATGTGTCGCCTATTATGCCGCCGCCTAGTGTTATGTATGCACCTGCATTTGCATCGTTTGGCACTGTGTCAGCGGCATTGCCTTGAATACGAATGCCATTGCTGCCTTGAACAGCTGACCTTCTAATAACACCAGCGCCTGATGCCGGGCTTACTATTAAAGTAGGAACAGTTAGTCCACCTGTGCTGGTAATATTTGCCTGTGCGGCAGTTTGTATAGTACCAGTTAGGCCTGTTGCAACTACTGAGCTGGCATTAACGGTTCCGCTTACACCAACTCCACCAGTAACTACTAACGAACCTGTTCCAGTACTAGTACTTGCAGTATTTGCAGTTAAACTTACTTGAGCGTTAGCAGCCAAACTTGTAAATGCACCACTACTTCTATTATTAACACCAATGGCCACTCGATCCATTGCACCAATTGCGCCTGGGTATAATGTTAAACTGCTAGGTTGGATATTAACTGTGGCACTTGCTCCAGTGATAGTAACATCACTGCTAAAACTACCAGTGGTTGCTATTAATGGCGATCCGTCTTCTGAAATAACAATATAGTTTGAGCCATCGCTAGTTACACTTACAACACTACCTGTAAATATAGTATTAGTACTAGTGCCACTTGCTCCTGTACCTACAAAGTTGCCGCCGGGTGTACTAAGTGTAACTGTTCCGCTAGTAGAATTGTAAAATGTTTGATTACTTCCGGGAAATGATACCGGATTTGGCAGTGTTACTGTGTAAGGTGCAGTGCCTGTTAAGTTAATAAAGGCGCCCTGAGTCGGGCTACTAATCGTAGTAGTGCCATTGATTGTTGTACTTCCAGCTGATGTATTATAACGTGCCATATGTGTATTTAACTTATTCCGTAGGTGTTATTAAGTCAAGTGATCCGTCCCATGGGTCTGGAGTTTCACTGTTAGACCACGCTCTAACTGCATCAATAAATGCAGTCATTTTAGCTTGTTCTTCAGTAGTACCAGTCCTGATAACGTTGAGTTGTTTGTACTCAGGATAGTACTGTCTAATATGCTCTCCAGCAATATATCTAATATCGTCAAGATCCCACTCTATTGAGCAATCGTCTTGGCCCACTAGTTCGTATTCTTCAGTTTCTTCGTTTTTTTGATAGACGTTTCTACGAAGGTCGAACTGTTCTTTTGTTTTAAAGTCAGAATACTGATAAGGA